ATTACCAATGAAGAGATGATTGAGATTATGAAGAATGCGATTAATTTATCTTTATTGGAATATCATCGTGAGATAATTAAATATATCAATCCCCGGTTTTAAGATTACTTACGTGTCTATTGATTGATTTGATAGATGTGCAAAGATTTGATGGATATAGTTATAGAAGGGAGGTAGCAATTCTTACGTAGCGTGTTTAAAATACGCAATTCCTCCACATGGCTAAAGCCAGTGGCTTCCTTGCGTAAGAATTTGTGAGTAAATAATGTTTGACTATGCTAAACTACGTGGAAAAATTAAAGAAATTTTTGATACACAAGCGGCATTCGCTAAAGAAATGGGAATTTCCAATACTTCGCTTAGTGAAAAACTTAATAACAAAGTAGAGTTTACCCAGAAAGAAATTGAACGGGCAATTGAGTTATTGCAAATTCCGAAGGATGAAATACCTATCTATTTTTTTACCATAAAAGCTCCCGGTTCATCAGGAAAGCGGCGTTAGAAGAATTTCTGGCTAAATATGAAGGAAAAGATTTAACAGATCCAATGAACATCGTTGATTTTAAAGTTGGTGATCAGTATGGGAGAACTTAAATTTTACCCTTTTCAAAAACAGATCCTTGATGAAACAAAAGATTTTAACCGAGTAGCATATTACCTTGATATGGGGCTTGGTAAAACTTTTGTTGGTTCAGAAAAAATGTGTGACTTGGGTGCATCATGCAACCTGTTGATTTGTCAGAAATCCAAAATTCAAGATTGGATTGACCACTACAAAGAACATTACAATGCATTTATTTATGACCTAACAAACAAGAAAGATTTTGAAAACTTCTTCCTTCATGCAGACTTATTTGCACCAAGGGTTGGCATCATCAACTATGATTTAGTATTCAGAAGGTCAGAATTGCTGACATTAGAAGATTTTACACTAATGTTGGATGAATCATCACAGATACAAAATGAAACTGCTAAAAGGTCAAAGTTTATTCTAAAAATGCAACCCAAAAATGTAATCTTGCTATCAGGAACCCCCACAGCGGGGAAATATGAAAACCTATGGTCACAAGTTCATTTACTTGGATGGAATATCAACAAAGACCTATATTGGAAGCACTATATTGAAACTGAATGGGTTGAAGAAGATGGTTTCTTCAGAAAGGAAGTAGTTGGTTATAAGAATGTTGACAGATTAAAAATGAAGCTTGCACAGCATGGTGCAATATTCATGAAGTCAGAAGAAGTCGTTGACCTTCCTGAACAAATTGAAAACAAAATCATGGTTCCGACAACTAAAGAATACAGGAAGTTTATGAAAAGCAGAATCATCAACATTGATGGTAAAGAAATGATTGGTGATACTGCCTTGACCAAAAGATTATATGCAAGGATGCTTTGCGGTCATTACAACAAATATAAGTTAGATGCGTTCAAGGATTTGGTGGAATCGACCGAAGATAGACTGGTTGTATTCTATAACTTTAACGAAGAATTGGCAGAATTAACTGACTTGGTTCAGGACAAGCCTATTTCCATAATCAATGGTTCAATCAAAGACTTAATAGCTTATGAAGAACATGAAAATTCAATAACATTTGTTCAATATCAGGCTGGTGCTATGGGTTTAAATTTACAAAAAGCAAATAAAGCAATTTATTTTACACTTCCACAGTCATCAGAACTGTTTGAACAAAGTAAAAAACGGATTCACAGGATAGGTCAAAACAACAGATGTTTTTATTACTACCTCATGTGTTCCGGGAGCGTGGAAGAAGATATTCTGGCGAATTTGGAATTAAGGAGGGATTACACAGATGAACTCTTTAAAAAATACGATGAAACCTGTTAAATGGTTCATAATTGGTTTTTGTTATGGGATGATTCCTTATGTGAATTTGAAACGTGGATATTTTGCGATTGGTGGAGAAATATTCCTTCCCTTTATTCCACTAGTGTTATTTGGGATTCCAAGTTTCGTAAAGGAATTAAGGGAGATTTTGAAAGGGGGTTTTCAAAAATGATTAAATGTAAAAATACTTGTCCCACAGGTCAATTTGAAGGTTGCTGCTTTGAATGTGACAAAGAAACTTGTGAAGAAATTTGCCAATTAAATCCTTCTGAATGTGGTGATTCCATTATGGATGAAGTTTCTGAAGAAACTGCACTTCAGGCATTTCAGCAGGGGCAGATGTCGGTTCTCCATGAGATTGTGAACATCGTGAATCAGAAGAAAAAGCTTGAAGAACAGGAAAAGGAACTGAAAGACAAGCTGAAAGAAGCAATGGAAAAGTACGGTATCAAGAAGTTTGAAAGTAACATTTTGAACATCACTTATGTTGCTGAAAGCACTAAAACCAGCATTGACAGTGCAAAGCTTAAAAAGAAATATCCTGAAATTGCTGCCGAATGTTCCAAGACTTCTAAAACATCAGCTTATGTAAAGGTGACGGTAAAGTAATGGTTGCGGAAAAACAGTTTGAAAACAAAGTTAAATCATGGCTTCGTCAATTGCAGAAGGAAGGACAACCCATTAAGTTTATTAAGATTTGGGGAGGTGGTTATCAGAAGGCTGGTATTCCTGATTTGATATGCTGCATAAATGGTATTTATTTTGAAGTTGAATTGAAGTCATCCACTGGCAGAGTAACAGAACTTCAGGAATACAATGTTAAGTTGACCAATGCAGCAAATGGAGTTGGGATAATCCTTTACCCGGAAGGATTTGAACAATTCAAGACCATAGTGAAAGGGGTGATAAATTGCAATACTCACATTCGCGACTTGACTGCTTTGAAAGCTGCAAATTCAAATACAAAATGCGTTATATTGACAAAATAGAATGTTTACCATCAACGGATGCAAATAATGCCTTAATTATTGGAATAGCAATGCACGCTGGAATTGAAAAAGGTGTTGAAGAAGCAATTAAGACTTATTACAACAGCTTTCCGATTATAACTGATGAACATATAAATGAAGCTATTAAGTTGGAATATTTGATTCCTAAAGTGCAAGAAATCCTTCCTGAAGGTGAATATGAGCTTCAAATAATGAATTCTGACTTCGTTGGTTTTATTGATTTAACATCCAGGAATGATGATGGCAGCTATGATATTTATGACTTCAAGTATTCCAACAATGTTAATAGCTACATGGATTCAAGGCAGCTTCATTTATACAAATATTTCTTTGAAAAGCAGTATAAGAAAAAGGTTCGCAACCTGAACTTCGTGTTCATTCCCAAAGTGAACATCAAGCAAAAATCAACTGAAAATATTATAAGTTTCAGGAAGCGGATTTTAGAAGAACTGGAAGCTTCAGAAATCAAAGTGGTTCAGGTGCAATTTGACATTGAAAAAGTTATTGAATTTTACCAGGGAATTAAAAGAGTGTTGGAAACAAAAGAGTTTCCCAAGGAACCAAGTTACTTATGTAACTGGTGTGAGTACCAAGATTATTGCGAAAAAGGAGTTGATTACATGTTATTACCTGAAAACAAAAGAAGGGATATTCAGAAAATCAATAAAAAGGTGGTTTGGCTTTATGGTGTGCCATTCAGTGGAAAAACCTTCTTTGCAAACAAATTTCCTGACCCATTGATGCTTAATACAGATGGAAACATTAAATTTGTTGATGCTCCATACATTGCAATTAAAGACCATGTAAAAGTTGAAGGTAGACAGACTAAAAGAACCCTGGCATGGGAAATCTTAAAAGATGTTATTGGTGAACTTGAAAAGAAAGAAAATGATTTCAAGACTATAATTGTTGACTTGCTAGAAGATACTTATGAGCATTGCAGACTTTACATGTATGACAAGTTGAATATTACCCATGAATCTGATGACAGCTTTTCAGCTTGGGATAAGGTCAGAACAGAATTCTTATCAACCCTTAAAAGGCTGGTAAATATGGATTATGAAAATATCATTCTTGTTAGCCATGAGGACAGAAGTAAAGACATTACAAGGAAGTCAGGGGATAAAATCACAGCTATTAAGCCTAATCTCCAGGATAAAGTTGCAATCAAAGTTGCTGGAATGGTTGATATTGTAGCAAGGGTTGTGGCTGATGGTGATGAAAGAATTCTTTCCTTTAAGACCAATGAAGTTATCTTTGGGGGTGGAAGACTTTCAGTAACAGATAAGATCATCCCACTGGATTACGATGAATTCTTAAAAGTGTATGAAGAAGTCAATCAGAATGTAGTAAAAGAAATTTTAAAAGATGAAGGTAAAGCTAAAAAAGTTGAAGAAACTGAACAAGGGGATTCTTTTACCCAAAAAATTCAAGAAACTGAACCTACATTAACTGACACTGAAGAACCAATATCTGAAAGAAAAACAAGGAAAAGAAGGGGTGAATAATGGCAGATACTTTGTACTTACCTGATGGTTCAATGGAAGTTATATTTTCAAGGGATGACTTTCAAAGGCTTATATATGAAAAGCTTGGCAGTGATGCTGAACAGAAGTTAATTGAAATCATCAATGAATCTGAATGTTTTAATGATTTACTTGACAGTATTGAAGAAATTAAAAAGTTGTTACAACAACAGAGGATTGACAGAAGAAAAATTTATGAAGTGCTTGACCAAATGGAAACACAAATTACAAACCAAATTTAAAAAAAAATAAGAAAGGATAAGGTGATTGTATTATGTCAAATATTTGGGAAAAGTTTGATAAGGTTATTGATGTTGATAGTTTGCAAAAGGATGTTCAGGAAGCAGCAGAAAATGGTTCTAATTTCCGGGAAGTTCCTCGTGGAGAATATGAAGTAAAGATTGAAAAGTTGGAACTGGTTGAATCAAAAGCTGGTGACCCAATGGTTAGCTGCTGGATGAAAGTTCTTGCTGGTGAGTACAAAGGTAGCATGATTTTCATGAATCAGGTTATTACTAAAGGCTTTCAAATTCACATTGTCAATGAGTTTTTAAGAAGCCTGGATTCAGGATTAGAAGTTGAATTTAAAACGTACAAGCAGTATGGTCAGCTTCTTATGGATATTCATGAAGCAATTGATGGAAGGTTTGAATATAGCTTAAAATACGGTGAAGGTAAAAAAGGTTTCAGCACTTATGAAATCACTGATGTTTGGGAAGTTGAGTAATTAATGTATGGTGGGGATGTAATTAAATTTACATCCCCAATTTCTCCATACTTCAACCTATTATGGAAAGGAAGTGATAAAGTGTTATTTTATGACTTTGAAGTTTTTAAATATGATTGGCTGGTTGTAATTATTGATGTAATCAACAAAAAAGAACATGTCATTATAAATGATGTTGACAAGCTTAAAGAGCTTTACAACAAACATAAAGATGATATTTGGGTTGGATATAATTCAAGGAACTATGACCAATATATTTTAAAAGGCTTATTGTGCGGATTCAACCCTAAAGAAATCAATGATTACATCATAATCAAAAATAAACCAGGTTGGAAATTTTCAAGCTTATTAAATCAGGTTCCACTAAATAACTATGATGTCATGACCAGCTTGCACAGTTTGAAGCAGCTTGAAGGCTTCATGGGGAATAACATCAAAGAATCCAGTGTTCCTTTTGACATAGACAGGAAGCTTACCCCTGAAGAAATTGAAGAAACAGTGAAGTATTGTCGGCATGATGTAGAGCAGACTATTGAAGTATTCATTCAAAGAAGAGAAGAATTTGATAGTCATTTATCATTAATTAAAGCTTTTAAATTACCACTTTCATATATATCAAAAACTAAACCACAATTATCTGCAATTATTCTTGGAGCATCGAAACGAACTCATGATGATGAGTTTGAAATTCAATTCCCGGACACATTACGAATAAATAAGTATACAGAAGTTCTTAATTGGTATAAAAACCCCTTGAACCGAGACTATAATAAATCTCTTGAAATTAATATTGCAGGTGTTTCCCATGTATTTGCTTGGGGTGGGTTGCATGGGGCAATAGACAAATATAGCGGCGAAGGTTATTTTATTAATATTGACGTTGCCAGTTATTATCCGGCCTTAATGATAGAATATGATTTTTTAAGTCGTAACGTATCTAATCCAAAAAAGTTTAGGGAAATAAGGGACGAACGCTTACGCTTAAAAGCAGAAGGGAATCCAATGCAAGCTCCTTACAAAATCGTTTTGAATAGTACATATGGTGCAATGAAAGATAAAAATAACCCACTCTATGACCCAAGGCAAGCAAACAATGTTTGTGTTGGTGGTCAACTTCTGCTGCTGGATTTGATTGAAATGCTTGAAGCTCATTGCCAATTGATTCAATCAAATACTGATGGCTTAATCATTAAACTTTTTAATGAGGATGACTATGAAAAAATTGATGATATTTGCTACGAATGGGAAAAAAGAACCAGAATGAAGCTTGAATTTGAATCCTTTAAAAAAATTTATCAAAAGGATGTTAATAACTATATAATCATTGACTTCGACGGGGAATATAAATCAAAAGGTGCATATGTAAAAAAATTAAATGATTTAGATTATGATCTCCCAATTGTTAATATGGCTGTTAAAGAATACTTATTGAATGGTGTTCATCCAATAGAAACAATTAATAACTGTAATGAGTTACGGAAGTTTCAAAAGATAGTAAAAGTGAGCAGTAAATATTCTCATGCTTTATATAACCCAAAAGTTACGGAAGAAAAAATTAACGGTAAAAAAGTTAAAGTGTTTACTGGGGGAGAAATTCCGAATGAAAAATGTTTTCGTGTGTTTGCTTCAAAATTAGAATCGGATGGGGGGATTTACAAAGTCAAAAACCAAGACAAAAATCCAGAGAAGTTCCAGGATACTCCCGAACACTGTTTTTATATCAATGAAGATGTAAATAGTCTAGAAATACCTGAAAAACTAGATAAATCCTGGTATATTGACTTATCAATTAAGAGATTATGTGATTTTGAGGTGACATTATGAATTTGTTTAAAGGATACATTAAAACCAAAAATAAAATCCCAACTAAAAAAGGTAAATTCGACATTAAAACTTTAGAACAAGTTCAATCACTTCAGGAATATGCCGGGGTTTTGAATGACGATGTGATTTTAATTGATATTGATAACGCTGAACAAGCTGAAATTCTTATGAATATTATAGAGGATAAACAGTTAAATTGCCGGGTATATCAAACCACTAGGGGAAAACATTTTTTATTTAGAAATAATGGAATTGATAAAAATGGTAATGGTGTAAAACTTGCTTGTGGTTTGATGGCTGACATTAAACTGGGAATCAAAAATTCTTATGAAATCCTTAAATTTAATGGTGAGGAACGGTTTATTGAATGGGATTATGAACCATATGACGAAGTTCCAAAGTGGTTATTCCCGGTTAAAACAAATATGGATTTTTTAGAGATGGAAACCGGGGACGGTAGAAATCAAGCACTTTTTAATTATATTCTTACTTTGCAATCAACTGATTTTACAGTCGATGAAGCAAGGGAAACCATTAGAATTATTAATCAATATATATTAAAAGATCCCTTATCTGAAAAAGAACTCGAAACTATACTTCGTGATGATGCTTTTAAGAAACCAGTGTTTTTCAAAGGTAAGAGTTTCTTATTTGATAAATTCGCAACATATTTAAAAAATAACAATCACATTATCAAGATCAACAATCAACTTCACATTTATAAAGATGGTGTTTATATTCCCGGATTTGAAGAGATTGAAGCGGAAATGATTAAACATATTCCAAATTTAAACCGGGCTAAACGAAATGAAGTATTAGCGTATCTAAATATTATGATTCGAGATAATACCCCAGTGGCCGGAACGCATTTGATTGCTTTCAGGAATGGTGTTTATAATTTAAAAGATAATATATTTAGTGATTTTACTCCTAATATCGTAATGACAAATAAAATCAATTGGAATTATAATCCTAATGCTTATTATGAATTGACAGATATAACGTTAGATAAAATTTCTTGTAACGATAAACAAATTAGGTTGTTATTAGAAGAAATGATTGGTTATTGTATGTTTCGCCGTAATGAATTAGGTAAAGCTTTTATCCTTACCGGAAGTGGGAGCAATGGGAAATCAACTTTTCTGGATATGTTAAAAACCCTTTTGGGGGACGATAACTATTCATCGTTAGATTTAAAACAATTTACTGATAGATTTAGCACTATCAGAATATTTGGGAAATTAGCGAATATCGGTGATGATATATCAAGTGAATTTGTGGTAGACCCTTCAGAATTTAAAAAAATAGTGACAGGGGAATCCATCGAAGCAGAGCAGAAAGGGCAACCCAAATTCCAGTTCAAGCCTTATGCAAAACTATTGTTCTCGGCGAATAGCATTCCCAGAATTGGAAAGGGACGGGATTTAACAGCATTATTAAGACGGTTAGTAATTGTCCCGTTTAATGCAAGTTTTAAAAAGACTGATCCAGATTTTAATCCATTCATTTCTGACGAATTAAAGAGTCAAGAATCCATTGAATATTTGATTAAATTAGGATTACAGGGATTACAAAGAGTATTACAAAATAATGAATTTACACAATCAGCACAGACAACTAAAGAATTGGAAGAGTATGAAGAAATGAGTAATCCAATATTAGGATTTATTAAAGAAATTGATAGAGATGAAATAGAAAACGAACCAACTAAAGACATTTATAAAAGATACCAGGTTTATTGTAGTGAGAATAATTTTCAACCATTGAGCAATATTGAATTTTCCAAACAGATTAAAAAACATTTTGATCTAGAAATTGTTAGTAAGCGCATTAATGGAACCATTAAAAGAATTTTTGTAGGAAGGGAGTGAGGTGGTGAATGATATGGGTGGGAGAAATCCAATATTCAACAGCAGCGGATGCAAGGATTTGACAGCTTATGAAGCAATAAAGAATGTTAGCAAGGAAGAACAGGAACTTGAAAAGAAGGCCTTGCATGGTTGTTAAACCCTATTTTAACAGGCCTGTTCAAGATGAAACTCACGTGGTTCAAGACACTACACGATCAAACAGCGAAAAACCGCGAATGTTCAAGACAAAATGACATTTTTATAAAGTGTTCAAGATCAAACCCTTGTCATTACTGATTTGTTCAAGATGTTCAAGATGAATTCTATTTCTTTATATATATTATTAAATAAAAAAAATTACTTTAAAAAAAAATTACTCTATATATTATATATATATATATAATAAAGAAATATATAAAATTATCTTGAACATCTTGAACACGATTTTGTAAAGTGTTGATATTATTGAATTTAAAGGTGTTCAAGATGATTTTTTGATCTTGAACAGATATTAAGACCTTGATTGCCGAAACACTTATCAATATTAGCTTTAAAGGTGTTCAAGATGATTTTTTTTGATCTTGAACACATCTTGAACGATCTTGAACCACAAGGGTTTAATATTAAATGTCCAGTTAGGAGTGATAAATTTGAATACAAAACAATATTTACGGCAACTTAGACGGTTAAATGATATTGTCCAGTCAAAATTAGATCAAATTGAAACTCTTAGATCTCTTGCACAAAAAATTACCCATGTTCCAAAAAATATTAAAGTTCAAGAATCAATTTTAGAAGATAAAAATTCGGAGTTAATTGCTAAAATAGTTGATTTGGAAAATGACATTAAGGCAGATATTGATTATTTACTTGATTTAAAATTTAAAATAACTAATGAAATTAATAGTCTTGATAATGATGATTACAAACTTCTCTTGATGTTAAGATACTTGAATTTTAAAACCTGGGAAGAAATCGCGGTTGAAATGAATTGTAGTTACCAATGGGTTCATGTATTGCATGGACGGGCATTAATTTATTTTCAAGAAAAAGTTCAGTTTTCTGAAACACTTGATAGTAATTGACACTATTCTTATGATATAATTAAACTAGGAAATACCGATTTACTCGAAAAGAGAATATTCGAGGTTGAACCCCTTTACTCGGATATTCTCTATAAATTTTTAAGAAAGGTCGGTGAACCTTCAGAATGGCAAAAGGTAAATATGAACAATGGTTAACAACTGAAGGTTTACTTCAGTTAGAAGCTTGGGCAAGGGATGGATTGACGGATGAACAAATTGCGCATAATATGGGTATAGGAACAACAACCTTTTATAGATGGAAAAACGATTATCGGGAGATTCGGGAGGCCTTAAAAAAAGGCAAGGAAGTTGTTGATATTGAAGTTGAAAATGCTTTGCTTAAAAGAGCCTTGGGTTATAAATACGTTGAAGTAACTAAAGAAAGAGTTACTGAACTTAACCCACACACTGGTGAGCCTGAATCAAAGTTGGTAGTTACAAAAGAAGTGGTCAAAGAAGTTCAACCTGATGTTGGTGCACAGATATTTTGGTTGAAAAATCGTAAACCTAATATGTGGCGGGATAAACAACAAGTTGAATTATCAGGTCAGGTGAACAATCCATTTGATGAGCTATCAGTTGAAGAATTAAAGAAGTTGATTGTAGATGAAGATTGATAAACATAGTAAGTCTTTTCAATTGCAGGTTAAGTTGGCACTTGCAAGAAAAGACTTTTTTTCATACTGCAATTTAAGATCGCCTGACTTCTATAAAAAAGATAGAAAATATTTGGAAGAACTTTGCAATGAGCTCCAAACTTTTCATGAAGGTGATGATGAAGTTCTTATTGTCAATATGCCTCCAAGACATGGGAAGTCAAGAACAGCGGGTAATTTTGTTGAATGGGTTCTTGGTAATAACAAACATGAAAAAATCATGACTGGTTCATACAATGAAACCCTTTCAACTGTTTTTTCAAAGAATGTGAGAAATACAATTCAAGAAGTCAAAGTTGATAAAGACAAAATTGTTTATTCTGATATATTTCCAGGCATCAAAATTAAGTATGGTGATGCTGCAATGAATCTTTGGAGTTTGGAAGGTTCCTATAATAACTATCTTGCTACTTCTCCAACTGGTACCGCAACAGGTTTTGGTTGTACCCTGATGATAATCGATGACCTGATAAAAAATGCACAGGAAGCTTATAATGAAGAAGTTCTTCAGAAGCATTGGGATTGGTTTACAAATACAATGCTTTCCAGGCTTGAAGAAGGCGGTAAAATCATCATCATAATGACCAGGTGGGCAACCGGTGATTTAGCTGGAAGGGCTTTGGAACATTACAAGGAACAAGGTGCAAAAGTTAAACATATAAAAATGAAAGCACTTCAAGATGATGGGACAATGTTATGTGAGGAAATTCTTTCCCGGAAGTCTTATGATATAAAAGTTAAATCTATGGGTTTAGATATTGCTTCCGCGAATTATCAACAAGAACCTATTGATATTAAAGGTAAGTTATACACCAGCTTCAAGACTTACACCAAATTACCTATGGATGAAAAGGGTAATCTTTTATTTACATCAATCAGAAATTACACTGATACTGCTGACCAGGGTGATGATTATCTTTGCAGTATTGATTACGGTGTATATAACGGTGAATCATATGTTTTAAATGTGATTTACACTAAAGCACCGATGGAAGCAACAGAACCAGCAGTTGCCGAAATGCTTTATAAAGATAATGTTGATGTTGCAGATATTGAAAGTAATAATGGTGGTCGAGGGTTTGCACGTTCCATTAAGCGGATTTTACAAGAAAAATATCAATCAAATAAAACCCGGATTAACTGGTTTCATCAGTCAAAGAACAAACAAGCAAGAATTCTTTCCAACGCTACTTGGGTCATGGATCATATTTATTTCCCGGTCAACTGGAAAGATAAATGGCCAGAATATTATGAAGCAATGAGTAAGTATCAACGAGAAGGAAAGAACCAACATGATGACGCACCTGATGCAACAACGGGAATTGCTGAAAAGATAGGTCAAGGTGAAACCTTCAGTTTTGAGTAGAAGAAAACCCGGCTATTCTGCCGGGTTTCTTAATTCTTCGAGGTATTCGCGAAGGAGTTCATTTTCTTTGTTGGTGATGTAAAATGTTTGTTTTTTTCTTCCGGTGGGTTTTCGACCAGCACCGGGGCGGGAACCTCCCCAAAGGGGTTGATTTTGACAATCACGTGTTTTTTTGGTGTTCATGGTTAGGATTCCTTTCTATAATAAACAATCGGAGAGGGCTGTTTGATCATTGCATATAACGCCGTTGCAGTTTTCATAAATCGGTATGTCGTTTTGCCAAATCCTTAACATGTTTTCTTTAACGTGGTATATAGCGTGTTTTTTAGGCCCAATTTGTGACGACGGTTCTTCTTCGCTTCCAACTTGCGGCCTGCCGTCAGGTAAGTATTTTTCATATTTTGTTAAATCTATTGTGATTGACTTAATAAATTCACCTTCTTTTAAAATTTTTGCTTTAATTCTATTATAGATGTCGGCTGCTTCTTCTAAGGTGATTGTGCCGTAGTTTTTTAATTCGGTATAAACTCCAAAAGAATGGTTGTCTGTTTCATTTTGGTATACAAAACCCGACACAAAAGATAATTTTTTATTCATTTCTAACAACTCCTTTAATTTAATCCGTTTCGTTTGAGGTTTACTTCTTGTAAGTGTTTTTAGTTATAATACTCACTGACTAATGCAATATTCATTTTTGATTACCCCTTTCAATTTTTTATCTTGATTTAAGTGTACCATAAACAAGTTTGATTGTCAACCCCTAAAATCAAAATATTTTGAGGTGAATATAATTGTTCAGTTTTATCTTCAATCAGGAAACCAAAAAACTAAATAAAATCATTGAAATAAACGCAAAAGAAGCGTTAACGGATTTGGAGTTTTTAGCACGGGAAATAAACAAGTTTAAAAATTCTGATAAACGCAAATTAATGATTACTGGAGAAAAATACTATCAGAATGAACATGATATTTTAAACCGGAAAAGAACTATTATTGGTGAAGGTGGAGTATTACAGGAAGTCACTAATCTCCCAAACAATAAGATCATTGATAATCAATATGGAAAACTAGTTGATCAAAAGGTTAATTACTTACTTGGACAGCCATTAACTTTTGATACCAAGAATAAAGATTATGTTAAATTATTACAAAAAGTGTTTAATAAGCGGTTTCAGCGAACATTAAAAAACCTTGGTCAAGATGTCCTTAATCATGGGATAGCGTGGTTATATTCTTATTACAATGAACAAGGAGAATTGAGTTTTAAGAAGTTTGAAGGTTATGAAATTCTTCCTTTTTGGAAAGATGCTGAACATACCATCTTAGAGTTTGCGGTTAGGATTTATGAGGTTCAGGGGTACGATGGCAAACGAGAAATTACAATTGAAAAAGTAGAAATATTTACACCGAATGGGATTGATCGGTATGTTTTGAATAATGGAAGTTTAGTTAAAGATATTGAAAACCCTTCTTCCCCTTATATTTTAGTAGAAGATAAAGGTTACAATTGGAATAAGATCCCTTTAATTGCTTTTAAGTATAATAATAAAGAAATACCACTCATTAAAAAAGTGAAAACTCTTCAAGATGGCATCAATACTATTCTTTCAGACTTCCAAAACAACATGCAGGAGGATGCGCGTAATACCATTTTGGTTTTAGTTAATTATGACGGAACCAATTTAGGAGAGTTTAGGCATAATCTTGCCCAGTATGGAGCAGTAAAAGTTACTTCTGTTGATGGCGTTGCTGGGGATCTTAAAACTTTACAAATAGAAGTGAATCCAGAAAATTATAAAACCATCCTTCAGATCTTTAAAAAAGCACTCATTGAAAATGCGATGGGTTATGATGCGAAAGATGATCGGATCATTGGTGGTAACCCCAACCAGATGAACATTCAATCGATGTATTCTGACATTGATTTAGATGCAAACGGAATGGAAACCGAATTCCAGGCGGCTTTTGAAGAATTACTTTGGTTTGTGAATGTTCATCTTGTTAATACCGGAAAAGGTGATTTTACTAATGAGCCGGTAACGGTTATTTTTAACCGGGATATGATGCTGAATGAAAGTGAAATTGTAGATAATTGCCAAAAGTCGATGGGTATTTTGTCACATGAAACTATTGTTGGTCAGCATCCTTGGGTTGTTAACGTGGAACAGGAATTAGCGAGAATTAAAAAAGAACGAGAAGACGAAGTGAAAGATATGTATGGAGAAGCATTTGATAATCAGGTAACGGGTGACGAAACCGATGAAGAATAAAGACTATTGGAGCCGAAGGATGGAAATCCTTCAAGAAGTACAACTTAAAAAAGGTCAAACATATCTTGATAATCTCGAAAAACAATACAGAATAGCTTTGGCTAATATAGAACGTGAAATTACTCTTTGGTATGAACGATTTGCAGATAACAATAAAATAACTATGGCTGAAGCTAGAAAAATGTTAAATCTTGATCAATTAAAAGAATTCCGTTGGAGTGTTGAAGAATATATCAAGTATGGCCAGGAAAATGCTTTAAATCAGCAATGGATGAAAGAACTTGAAAATGCTTCAGCAAGAGTGCATATTTCCCGATTAGAAACTTTAAAGCTTCAAATGCAACAACAGATTGAAGTATTATATGGGAACCAATTAGATGGACTTGATAAATTACTTCGTGATATTTATTCTGAAGGTTATTACCATACAGCATTTGAAATTCAAAGGGGTTTCAATATTGGTTGGGATTTACATGATTTAGATAGTAACCAACTTGACAAGATACTTTCAAGGCCATGGTCAATGGATGGAAGGACTTTCAGTGATAGAATATGGGTAAATAAACAACAGCTTATTGGTTCACTTCAAACACAATTAACCCAAGCAGTTATAAGGGGTGAATCACCTAATGTTTTAATCAAGAATCTTGCCCAGCAAATGAATGTTGACAAAAATAAAGCTGGTAGATTGGTAATGACTGAATCTGCTGCTTTTGCTTCTGCATCACAAAGAGATGCTTTTAATGCCTTGAATGTGGAAAGGTTTGAAATTGTCGCAACCCTTGATAATCGAACCAGTGAAATTTGCCAGGAGTTGGACGGCGAAGTTTTTGATATGAAAGACTACCAGGTTGGTGTTACAGCACCCCCCTTTCACCCATGGTGTAGAACGGTAACTGCTCCTTGGTTTGAGGATAATTATGGGGAAAGGGTAGCAAGGGATGCTGATGGTAAAACCTATTATGTACCTAGTAATATGAAATATAAAGACTGGAAGAAAAAGTTTATTGAAAGTGGAGACAAAAAAGAATTAAAACCGATTAATGATGGTTTATTCCCAGAAAAAAGGGGGTGATATAAACATGAGGTATAGAAAGAAACCAGTTGTAATCGAAGCAATACAATTCAACGGAAAAAATTCAGCAGATATTCATGAATTTTGTGGTGATAAAATACGAGAACCGGTTGGT